TTCACCTAATTCAGATCTTAATATAGCTTCAATTTGATCAATGTGCATAGACTTTGCTGCTGTTAGTGCTTCAAGCTCTAACTCAATCCATTCTAAATGGTTAACAGAATCTTTGACTTTGTCTAATTCTTTATATACTAAATCTTTTTGAGGGTGATATAATGATAATATTTTTTGTAATACAACATTTTCTTTAGGTACTGTTAACGTACCATTTTTAAATGTTATTCTACCTAATGTAGCCATTCCTTTTTGCTCATCAACAAAAGGAGACCGCATATTTGTAGCATACCTTATTTCTCTGTTATTTTTTTTTTCTGGATCAAAATATAATAAAGGTTTTCTTCTTGAATGTTTACTTGGTATAGTATATATTAAAGGTGATTTACCAGTTGCAATATAGTATGTTCTATCCTTAAATTCAAATTCTGGTTTTGCTTGTGCTTTTTTTACTTTAGGTTGAGGTGCAACCTCAATAGTTTCTACTGCTTCAGCTTTTTTAGCCATGATATAATATAATTAAATAATTGATAAAAAGTAATAATTACCCCCGTCGGTTCAACGAGGGTAAGAATTACATTAATTCACTATGCTGTTGCTTTTTTCAACAATACAAAGTTGTTAGCTGCTTGTACACATAAACATCTTTCTGATAAGAAGTGAACGTTCATTGCGTCTTCGTCGCTAGTGTAGTTTCCTCCAACGGATCCAGTAATCCAAGACTTCATTTTTCTGTCATCAGCTTCAGAAGCTCTGTAGCGAATATGTAAGAAAGGTCTTGAAATATTTTTTCCTAATTGTTGGTCATATACAGTTGATGTTCCTGCTGGTACAATAACACCTTCAACATCTCCAACTAATCCACGAGTTGTAGCATCGTTTAAGTATTTCCAGTCAGTTTTATAAAAGTCATAAGAACCTCTACGGAAACCGCTAAATCCAAGATTTAAAGCCATATCTGCAGAGTTGTCAAATACTCCGTAAGAAGTACCGTCAGTCCCGTATGAATTTTGCTGAGCTAGCATGTTGTCGATTGAAAGCGCAGTAGCACGATCTAAGAAAAGCATGTTTTCTTCGATAGCTCCTTGCTTATCAAGCTCCTGTAGAATAGCGTCAAAATCCTCTAGTCCGTCAGCCCCATCAAAATCAGAGTCTGTATAAACTAATCCTCTATTTTCAAGAGCAGCGAAAAGTCCGTCTGAACCTGTAACTGTTGAACCACCACCAAAGTTGTTAGCAGCGTCTACAGCGATTGGGTTAGCAGCTTTTTCAGCTTCAATCATTGACATTTCTAGTTGGTCTTCGAAACGAATTCTAGCTTCGTGCTCAGACTTTAAGTACCATAAGTATCCTGATGTTCCAGCTTCAGTAGTAACTTCAACCCATCCAATCTGAGCTGTGTCAGATCCATTTACAGCGTACTTGTCGCGTAAAATAATTGGCTTGTTGCTAAACTGCTCGAAAGCTGCATCAACAGAAGTACCTGCATTTGAAGTACCTTTTGCATATTCAGAACCATATACGAATACTTTACCTGCTGCGTGAGCTGTAATGTTTCCTTGGTAACCTGCTACAGTTAAAGTTACAGCACCTGCTGCTGGAGCACTAACTGATTGTACGTAAGCTTTTTCTACAACTAATCCATTAGCTGAAGCTACTACGATAGTAGCACCTGGACCAATAAGATTTTGAGCGTTACCCGCACCATCTGCTGGGATAACAACTGTTGTAGCTGTAGTTACTACTGGGTCATATGCAATGTGTAATCTTCCTTGCTCAGACCAAACTACTTGGTCAGAAGCCATAGGCATTTCTGCTCCTACCATTCTTAAGAATCCAGAGATAGTACGGTTTCCGTATCTCTCTACCTCTTTTTCATATACTTCTGGTAAAAACTGTTGTGTAAAATCCATATCTGTTAAAGATAGGTAGTTGTCGTTAAACAACGTTTGTGTTGGGCGTGGTGTTAAGTGCGCTAATGCACCTGCACTACCCGTAAAAGAACCTGCTGCTGGCATAATTTCTATTTTTTAAGTTTTATTAATTTCTTTTTTTAATTCCAAACTTAGAAGAACCACTAGACTTAATTGATTTTACGGTAAAACCACCAGGCATACTGACTTTTTCATGTGTCCCTCTCGGACTCATATCAATATTTTTAGCTTTTTCAACACTACTTTTCATAGCGTCTGCTTTACCTTGCTCATAAAAATGGCTAGCAATTTGGTCTGGATTCATAGCTGTAAATAGAGACTTGTGATACCCTGCAGCATCTGACATTTCATTTTTATCGTTCAAGAACTTCTTGACAAAATTATTAATATCGCTTTGGGTGTCTCTAACTTTTTCTGCATTATTTACATTAAACCTAAATTTCTTATCTCCAACATTAAAATCAAAACCTTTGAAATTATCGGAAAAAAGCTTTTGTGTCTTTGCTTTAAATACAGAACTTTGAGTTTCAGCTATTTTAGTTGCTTCCTCGTTTTCTTTTTTATAGCGATTAAAAAATTCAACCGCTTTTTGTTGCTCTGGGTTTAATCTAGACCCAGCTTTAATTTCTTCGTAATACTTGCCTTTTAATCCTTCTAAATGATTTTTAGCTTTAGCAATTTCTTCCTTAAATGCTAATTTAGCTTTTCTTACTTCTCTTTCATCGTCAAGCTCCTCATCATATGAAAGATCTTCCATTAATAAATCAATATCTTCTTTATCTAGGTAAGGCTTTGTATTTTCATAATATTCTCTAAGCAATTGTTTTTCGCTAAGAGAAGAATAATCGGTATTTAACTTTACATAATCTTGTAAGCTACCACCGGTATCATTCATAAAGTCTACAACTTTTTGAATATTTTCAGGTAATTCTATACCTGTTTCTTTTTGTTCCTCAATAGCTTCAACTATATCTTCTTGTAACTCCTGAGTTTGCTCTTGTACTTCCTCGTCTGTTATTTCTTGTAAAACGGGTTGTTCTTCATTTTGAACGGGCTGCTGCACTTTTTCTTCGTTGGGCTCCCGTACTTCTTCAACCACTTCTTCGCTACTTGGCGTGTCTTCGGGTTGTCCGACAGTATCATCGCTTGCATTTGAGCTTTGTTCTGGAATGGCATCTTCTTGTGGTTTGTTTAATTCTGATAAATCAACCTTTATTACACCATCTTCGTATGACATTGGTTGAGTCTCTTCGGCCTTAGGCTCAACAGCTTGAGGCACATCTTTTTCTAATTCTTCTGACATGATAAAATATTATATAATTATTACTATTATTATTACTTAGGGTCGAAAGAACCTAAGTCGAAATCTCCGCTAAGTATATCGTTTCCGCTAGATTCGAAGTTTTTAGGCGGTAAATCATTCTTTCTTTGGTTTATTAATTCACTTTGCTGTGTTGCTTGAATTTCTGTTCGCTGGTCTTTTCTATCTTCTTTTTCCTTTAATTCTTGTTTCCTACCTTGAACCTCAACACCTTTTAATTGCATATTCATTTCAAACTCTAATTGCATAAGCTCTTTCTTTAAAGCTGCTTCTTGCATTAGTTTTTGATGATCGATTTGTGCTTTCGCTTGCTCTAACTGTATTTTTTGTGCAGTAATCGCTTCATTTTTTTGAACTTCTGCCTGGGCGGCAACTTGCTGAGCTTGCGCATTAGCATTAGCTTGAGCTTGTATATTTTCTTGCTGTATTTGTTGATCTCTATTCCTCTTAGCTGTTTGTCTTAATTTTAATAACTGATTTGCTAGTTTTAAATTTTTAATTTCTCTTAAATCTATAGCATCAGAAAGATCTATAAGACCACCTGCTACGGCAGATTGTATATTATTTTCTAGTACAGCTTTTTCTTCATCATCCGGTTGTAGCTCTATAAATATACCAAAATCATATAAATATAAATCCCCCATCTCCTCTAATACAGCTACATTCTGGTTTCCTATTTTATGTATAAAAGCTTCTTTAGTAGGTGAGTATTCTAATATATCAGATATTCTTAATGATAGCCCTTCGCATAGGTCGGCTGTTAAAAATAGACTTCCATCTAATATATGTCTCGTGGCTACGTTAGAATTTGCTGCCGCTAATTTTTGTACTCCAACAAGAGCTCTAGAATCTGGAGTGCTGCCGTCTCTTGCTTCATTTAATCCGGTCACGTCGCGGATCATCTGCATATAATAATTATAATTAGCTATTAAACTCTGTAATTTAGCGCCACCTGCTCCGGTTTGTATTTCCTGAATAGGAACTTTACCAGGATTCATATCACCCTCTTGAGTAAATGATCTACCAATAACAGAACCTGTTTGGAAAAACATATTTAATGCCTCTTGGGGATTATAGTTTGTTCCGTTACCTAAATCAACTTCTGCTAAACCGTCTGCGTCTAAATACACTCCGTCTGGCACCATTCGAGACATTACCTGTTGAAGTTTCAAATGTGTTAGTTGAATCATATCCGCAAACCCCGTTATACGCGATACGATGCTCTCTATTCGACCTTTATACATTCTTGGAGCTACTATACTATAATTCATTTTAACCTTAGTATAATCGCTCTTTGGTCGTATCATATTAGTTGCTAGTTCCCATTTAAGCATTCTACCTCCTAATACCTTTACTCCTTCATATAAAACCTCTAATGATTGAG